AGAGCTTCAGCACCTTGTCAGAAATCTGAGTGAAGTTCTGCCTGCGGAATGGCGTGATGCCCGCGTCGACAGTGGGATCGGCCTCGCCTTCGATCACCACGTTAGCGGCGTCTACGGCACCAAGTTCGGTCAAAGGCCATTCATGGAGCTTGTTCGTCGCCTTGACCTTCTTGAGGGAGGTCAGGAACGGCGTTTCGGTCGGAGAAATCATGTTTTCTGCCGAGGACAGGTCCTCGCGCAGCGTCGCGAATGCATAGGTCTGTACAGTTCCGGCTGTGACGGCCATTGGGATGCCCCTGTGTTAGCTACCTGCGTTTGGGCGCTGACATGATCAAGGTTTTGGCTACGTCCTCAACCGATCCCGTCTTCATCGCCCGGTTATAAGCATCCGCTGTCAGGCGCTTAGCCTGGGTGACGGCTGCTCCTTGGGTAGAGCCGGGGCGAAGGACTATCTTTCTGGACGGTGGGTTGTTCGCAGAAGCATCGCCATTGCCATTGGCTCTCCGGCGTACCTGGGACCTGTCATATTCGCTCTGGAGCTGGCGTGCGGCCAATTCCAATACGAGCATGTGTCGATGGTCGATAACTTGTTCGACCTCTGACCGAGAAATCCCACAGTACTCTGCCGTTTTAATCAGCCGGTCCATGGCCACAGGGGCCTTTTTGGGGTCGGCCAGATCAGGCAGGATCGATGCTAGACGCTGGGCTTCATCAAGAACTAATCGTTGGCGAGCTTGAGACTGCAATGCAGCCTGTTCACCTTCGATACGCTCGACTTCCTGTGCGACAAGCCTCTGCTTATCTTCAAGCTCACGCAACTCTTCCCGCTTGAGCATGTACTCAGTTGGGTTTCGAGCCTTGAGAGCGGCCCAATCTATGTTGGGCTGAACCATCGTGTCAAGAACCGCATTTAGGCTCTGGAGCTTCTGGGCCGCCTCCTGGTTTGCCCGGTAGAGCACGGAGGCGTTGTACTCGACGGCTTTCCTGACCTCGACGGCTTTTTGAACATTCTGCTCTATGAACCTGTTTCCGCTGAAGTTTTGCTTCAGGTCGCGGAGCGGGACCTCCTGCCTCTCCCCGTTAATCGTAATTTCCACCAGGAGATCATCGAGGTCTTCGACTTCCTCGACATCGCCTTCTTCTTCAGACGCTTGCTGCTCCTCCCCCTCTTCTTCATCGGGGGGCAGGTCAGGATCGTCGTTGGGGTCAGGCTCATCGCCCTCGACAGGCGGGTCACGCGGACCCTCCTCGGGCTCATCAGCCATGGTGATGATCGAGTTTAGAACCTCTGGATCACCAGCATCGAGTTCAGCTTCGGCCATTACGCAGCCTCATCTTTCTTCAGGAACATCAGCTCATTGGTATATTCGGTGAGCTTCCCCTGAATGCGGTTAAGGAGCATTGCCTCCGCATGAAGGCGCTCCCTCTCGGCACTGTCGTTGGTACGCAACATTTCCTCGCCAAGCTGCTGGCGTACCTCGAATAAAGCCTGGCCAAACAACTCGCTGGACATGACTTCCTTGAGGACTTCGCGCTTGCGAATTTCTTCGTGGGTCAGTTTAGACACGTGGGCCTCCATTTGGTTTTGCTCCGTTTTGTCCCGGAACGGGTCGTTGACGAGCCTGTTCGATAGCAACCTGTCGCTTCGTGGCATCATCGAGTTGGACCTTCTGTGCATTGACGGCGTAGTCACCAGCCTGCTTGTCGCGCGCACGGTCATCGTCCATGACCGTCTTGATCATTTCGCTTTCCAGCTTGGTCTGGAGCTGCTGGCCTTCGATCTGACCCTTCTGCTGGAGTTCAGCCGTCTTGATCTGACCTTCCTGCTGAAGCTCGGCAGTCTTGATCTTGAGGTCGACCTCGCCCTTGGCCTTCGCGGCACCCACCACGTCAGGAGCCTGTGGCTGCTGTTGCGCGGCGGCGGCCTGCTGCTGTTGCTGGTCAAGCTGTTGCAGAACCTCGGTCGGCACATTCGGGAAATACGGAAGGATGTTTTTTTCCCCAGCAAGACGCAGGAGCTGCTTCTGGGTATTCCTGAACTGCTGCCACCCGGCAATCGGGTTGGCCAGGCCCAGTGTCATGACCGCCTGCTGCTGGACGGCGGCCACCTGTGTCAGGGCCATCATCTTGCTGTCGATACGGCCATTTCCAAGTCCGACATTGACGCTGACGCCAACCTGGTCGTGCCAGACATCTGGCAAAACCTCCTCATAGCCGGTCATCGTCTTGAGGGACTGAGGGCCTCGGAGGTCAGTCATGGCAATCCGGGCAATAGCCAGGAACATCGACTTGATCCCGGTCTCGCCAGCGTTTCGAGCCATCATTTCCATGCGGGCATCAGCCCCCATGACCGCCGCGTTGGCGGCGATCTTGGTGGTGCTCTGGAGAGCATCGGGATCAAGACCCTGGGACATCTTGGAGATGCCAGAGCGTTTTTCGGAGACTTCTTCAAGGTACTGAAGGACCGGAAGCGTCTGACCAGCCACGAATGGAGTTGTCAGCTCCTCGATCTGACCAGGGCCGTTGGTCCTGATCAACGCGCCAATTTCCGAGTTCTTCATGTCCTCAGCATTGACCATTGCGGTGTTAAAGGCTCGTTGTGGGTTGTTGGTAAGTGCTGCGTTGTCAAGTATTGACCTGAGCAGTGCGGTCTGCGCATCCTGATCCTGCATCAAGTCTTCTGCGAGAGAGATTGGGAAAAACACATGCGGCTGAAGATCAGTCTTGAAGACGCCGAGTGGCACGAAGTTAACCGGTTCATCCAGCAAAATCTTATACTCACTACCGCCTGTAATGATGTGACGAAGTTCCGCTACACCATCACCATCAGCGTCGATGCGCAGCCAAACCTCGGCGATGGTGATGTCATCTGACATCGGGTCTTTTTCGTCGGCGTCGGGCTCGTTTTCGTTGACGCTGTAGGTGGTGCGCTCGTTGCGCTCGTAGTCGGACATTGCACTTTCGTCAGTAGAGCCGCGAAGCGCGATCAACTCCTGCGGATTGATGCCCATCAGCGCTGCATCGTAAATCCGCATGATGTCGACAGTGCCGATGATCCTTGCGTCCTCGACACAGGTTGCAGAAGCATTGACGATGAAGTTTTCAGGCGGAATAACATCGAGGTGCCAGACTTTGCGAATATTCTTGCGGGTCTGGACAGCCTGGACCTGTGGAATACCCTCATTGGCATCGTCAAAGGGCTCTGACACTTCGGTTATTTGAGTATTTTCGTCCTCTTCGAGCATTGAGAGGTCATCTGTCGGCACAACGATGTTGGTCTTGTGCGTAGATATGGTTTTCAGCTCCATAGACACCTTAACGACGCCAATTCGGGCTTTCAGAGCGTCGGTGCATCCCTGGATAAGTGCTTCATAGCCGCCGAACCGGTCATAGACCGAGTTCACGAAGCGCGTCATCTGCTGGCAGATTTGTTCGTCTTCTTCGTCGTCAGAATTGAACTCCGCCACGGTGTCAGACTGTGTGAAGATGCGCGCCATACTCGGCACAACGGATCGAACTCCATCCCGTACACAGGTGACGATAACCCCTGATCGTCCAGGCTCATGCGGTAAGCGCGTCTCTCCTTGGAAATACTTGTCAGCCAGCACACGACCATTGACCAGTGAAGAGGTGACGAAATCAATGGCGTGCTGGATTTCATTTTTGACAATTCGCTCAAAAGCCTCCTGCGGTATGGGCGCGAGGGCCTTTTTGGTCTTTCTCAGCGTCGATTTGAACATCAAAGCCCCCTCACGGCGTCACAGCAGGCGGGGGCGTGGTTGGCCACCCCGCCCACACCACGATGGCAACGATCACTGCGGCAATAATCACCGACCAGATGATGTTTGTACGTTGCTGATCTGTCAGTTTGCCCATCACGCCACCACCTTCAGGTTCCGCCGGATCGGCGTCGACCAGTCGTTACGAGATTGTCCATAAGGAGTAGATTGAATAACGTATCTGAAGCCGTCGCCCCCGTGTGAGGCCCAATCCTTGAAAATTCCTTCGGAAAAGACCTTGCGTTTGGGGTCCCAGGCGCGCCGGAACATGCGCAAACAGTCAATTCCGTCTTTGCAGCCGTTTTTATCGATCCAGACACGGGTAAACGCCACGCGAGCGGCGGCAATGGAGCCATCGACTGATACTTTCGGGAGTACGAAGCAGTTAAAGCCCCTCGACTGGAAGAACTGGGTCCTTGTCAGGCCGGTCTGGGCGTCCCTTTGCTCGGCATCATGCGGCAAATAGAGCGTTTCGACGCGATAAGGGAGCCGCTGCATCCAATCGACATAGTAGGGAAGCGCCTGATCCTTATCCTGGACGAATTTGAGGATGTGGATGTTGTTGGCTACGAGCTGGTATATCCAGACAGCAGCACCACCGCCGATACCAAGGTCCATTGCGGCAAGGACGGGAGCGTGCATGTCATAAGAAACATTGGTAATTCGCTGCTCATTCTCGGCGCGCTCGATTTCGGCTCCAAAAAACGTGCCTTTTACAGCAGCGTCGAAGGAGCATTCGTATTCCTGGTCGTATTCCTCACTAGGCATGGCCTTTCTAGCCAGTGCCAGCTCCTGCTCTGTCAGGATGCCGGTCTGTGAAGCCTTAAGCTTCATGATCAGCCAGTCGGGGTCGTCCTGGAAGTCGTTGATGATGTCGTAGAAGTGGTTTCTGCCGTAAGCGGACCCGATAAAAGTCGCGGACCCAGCGTATTCGGAGAGGGAGGCCCGGATGACCTCGGTCCAGATGCGAGGGTCCTGTATAGCGTATTCGTCAAGCGAAGCGTGATCAAGATAAACGCCTCTAAGACCCCCATAATTATCAGACCCAGCCAATATAAGTCTTGCATCGTTAGGAAAGACAAGCGTTGTTTCTGCTTCAAGGAACTTCATCCCCGGTATGTTTCTTGTATAGTGCTTGGCGTACATCCAAGCGTTTCTTTTCCCCTGGCTGAAGGTTGGGGAAATATACGCTGCCTGAGGAGGAGGAAAGCTCCTTTCTACGCGGGATATACGTACTATGCATTCATTGACCTCCGCGACGGTCTTGCCACAGCGCCTATGCGCAACGATGGCTGCAAATCTCTGCTTACGACGATGGTAAGGGAGAAACACCTTCCTGGGTGTGTATGGAAGGGCGATGACCTGTTGCGGGTCTGACCGGTCAGTCGAACGCAGGTCCAACGGTATCTTGGGATTGGCAATATATGACCGATTGATCCTGTTGAATGCGGTTTCCGGGGTCATGGGACCATCCGGTAACTGTAGGGACGGATACCGCTAACCGTCGAGACGGCTAGAAAGTAACCCCAATTGCCAATTTCGACACCGAGGATGACCAGGGTCCTGGCTGGCCTGATGCACATGAGGGAAATGGTCATTCGTCGGTCCCCGTCTTGACAGGAACCATCTCAATCAACCTGTCAGGCTCGATTGAGGCTTCTTCGTCGCCGCCCCAGACCAGGACAAGCCTTCGTTGTCCCTGTTTGAGGGCACCGGTTGACGGATCGAGAGCGCCGAGCAGCTTGGCCTGTGCCAGTGTCGCAGCTACGGCCACCGAGGCGTTCCGCGTCTCGATGGCGAACTCCCTGTCACGGTCAAGCTGCTCGACCAGTTCAGCAACCCCACGGGATTGCTTTTCGCGAATATACTGACGATGCCGGTCAACAATATCCCTGACATCGGGATATGTCAGAAGCGTCCAGCCCAAATGCAGCGCGTTATGGCTGTAGCCTGCCGCATGAAGAGCGTCAGGAATGGCTGACCCATAAGCAATGTGGGTTGCGAATATGTTGCGTCTGACACCCTCTTCCAGGTCTTCCTGGGAGGGGCGATCCTGAGGAACATCGTCATCTGACATGATGACTTTCCGCTGTAGGCCCAGATGTTGTGTTCTGTCAAGGTTCCCAACTAGATGTAGAGGGATGTGACAGGCGCGCCAAATAAAAGAAATGCTGTCATATTACTTTATCTGACTTAGCGGCCCGTTCCCGGAATGTCTGATTTTCGGACCTTTGCGACAATTGCGACGTTACGAGAATGTTCCCTGACACCAATGGAGGCAACCATGGCCACGACACCACAGCCTACGCCTGCACCCAAAACGACACCCGCGCCCAAAGAGGAAGAAGATACCGTGCCGCATCCAGGAGGGTCGCCCGCCAAGAAAGGCGGCGGCGGCTTCTCTGGAGGATACGTCCCGGAGCCGGAGGCACCTCCGCCGGGGGCTGACACGGCCAAGAAAAAGGCATAAGGTCAGCCTGTTTAAGTAGCCAGTACTGCGCAGGTATGGAGGAGAGGCCGGTCTCGCTAACCGGCCTTTTCTTTTGCCCTGACCGGTTTCGGTTTGAGAACTGTTGACGTTGGGGAAAGGGTTCTGGACCTGGAGCCGGTGTCAGAGGTCACCTGTACGAGAAACAACGAGGCCGGGGTGGGGGGACCCTATGAAACGCTGCGTCAGCTTTCGCCCTGACGTTATGTCAGCTTCGTGTCATCCGACCACGGATCATTGTCAGATAGTACTTGAGTATCAAGTACTTGAGCGATGACACATGACACGCCAGCCTGACACGCGCGTGTCATATCGTC